TTTTTTCTGAGAATACAAATGACTGATAAATTAAAACCATGTCCAGGTTGTGGGAGTACTAATATTCAATTTATGGAATCAGGAGGAGATGGCGCTTGGGGTTATTATGTATGTATGGAATCTGACTGTGGTTGGTCTAGCCCTGATGGAGTAATATCTTTAGGAGAAGCAGAATATCTTTGGAATAAGCGTTTTAAGGAGGACTCAGATGAAGAAAAATCACAGGACAATCATCATTGATGATGATGGATTCATAGAAACAGATGATAGACAATACATATTAAAATATAAAAAGAGAACTAGAAAAGAAACTATAAAGATAATTGAAAGATTCTTTCCAACATTTACACAGGCATTAAAATATTATATCGAGTTAAAAACAGGAGAAGAAAAGATTGTAACATCATTATATCCAGCATTAAAATCTCTCATGGAGAGAGATGAGAAGTACAGTGAACTAATTGATAAGGAGCGAGAGGAACTTAAAAAACTGAGAGAGGTTAAAGAAGAGATTTTAGCAGAGATACATTCAAAGAAAGAACGTGAGAGGAAAAGGAAGATTTCTCACGAAAAGAGTGCCACAGTAGAAGATTAGGATTATAATTGATAATTCCCAGTTCTGATCTAGAGAGGTTTTAGAGGGTTGTGCCCAAACCTCCTTGACCTGTCAAGCTTATCCTTATTGTGCTTGCCAGGACATCTAAGTGCAGTGGTCTCGCTTGGAGCAAAGCCGTAATGTGTTACATGAAGATCCCCTCGGAGGTACATGTATGTCTTCATGCTAATAATAGTTGTAGGGCATGTAATCATATGGACAACTAATTACGGAACACCACACAATTATCATATCATTTAATTGTGGAGTTAGAATAGAATGCCAATCGTAAAGGACGTGACAATTTATTGGGCAAAACTTGATCCAGAGTTTCCAGTGGCAAAATACAAACAGGAACATGTTAAAGAGTGGACATTAGAAGCAAGAACTACTGATCCTAAAATAGCAAAAATGTGGAAGGATGAGTACCACTTTAACATGAAGAAAGTTGAAGATAAGAATACTGGAGAAACCTATTATAGAGCACGATTGCAGAAACGAGCAATAGACACCAGTAAACCGAATGCTAAGATGGCATTCCCGGTGGAGGTATTAGATCCTCAGCTCAATCCAATCGACCCTAAAATATTAGGTAATGGATCTGTCGCAGACGTTATGGTATTTCTCAGAGAGTGGGAAAAATTCGGCGAAAAGGGTTATACACCTGATCTAAGAAAACTAAGAGTAAAGAAATTAGTCGAATACTACCGCGAATTTGAAGAGTTTGACAAACTAGACGAAGAACTAGAAGTAATAGATACAGTTACAGATGTAAAACCAGCATCCGAGAAACCTAAATCCAAAGAACCTGAACGAGAGATCGATGATCTAGATGATGCCATCTACGATTAGTCGATAACTTGATTCTTGGGGGCTTGGATTTATTAGAAAGAGGGTTCAAGCCCCTTTTTAATGTGTGGGTGGAGGTGCTACCTATGTCTTGTAATGATGAAAGATCGATAGCAGAATTAACAGCAGAAATAGAAACATTAGGAAAACAGTTAGGTGGAGAGTATTGTGATTATGAGCAAATTGCAATCTCTATTCTAGATGCCAGATTTGATGACTTTCCTGAAGGAGAGTTGCAAAGAGCACTAGAGACATATTTACGCTCAAAAGCTATCGAACTAGGGGTAAGCTATGACTGATGATGCTAAGATTCCTTCTTCACTATTTAAAGAAGGCAAGTATCAAAGAGAATATCAGAAATATATCGATTATGATGATTTTGAAAATCAGTCAGCAAGACGATGGATAGAAAACGAAATAGCAAGAAATACAGCAGAAAGTAAATTAGCAGAACTAGAAGAACTAGAAGCAAAACGGAATTCAGAAATTAGTAATGCCGCTTATGCAAAGCATTACAAAAATGTTGCTTTTGGCTTTCAGTTTGCTCAGTTAGTAGTTGAACTGGTAAGAGACCTTCCTCCAGAAGAAGCAGCATTGTTATCTCATGTACACAAGTATACATTCAGATTAAATCGTAAAGATGATTCAATTATTGACGCCGAAAAAGCAATTCAATGGCTGAAGATTTATATTGAATACAAAAAAGGAGAAGGTGGTGGGCGATTTGAAATGCCCGAAGAACTCAAATAGAAATAGGTAATTCCCATGTCCAACCGTAAGAGATATGTATTTGATATTGAGTGTGATGGTCTTTTAGACGAAGCAACAAAAATATGGATCGCAGTAGTAATTGATCTCGATACAAAGAAAGAATACATATTTTCTGACTATACTGGACACGATGGAGACGGTCATGTGAATAGCATGGCCGCCTTTTTTCCCTTCATAGAAGAAGCGGATGAACTGATTGGCCACAATATAATCAGTTATGATATTCCAGTATTGAAGAAATTAGCAGATTGGGAACCTGATGGAAAAGTAAGACTTGTAGATACAATGCTACTCTCTCAGATGATGGACTATAAACGATTTGGTTTTGGTCATTCTTTAGAACGTTGGGGTGAGTATCTTGGATTACACAAAAAAGAAATTGAAGATTGGTCAGAATGGACAGATGATAAAGTTGAAAGATGTTTAGTTGATACCAGAATCAATCTTAAAGTTTATCATTTATTAGAAGCAGAAGTTAAAAGAAAAATACAAAAGAAACCATGTATTAAGAAATCAGTCTCTGCTGAATTTGCTACAGCAGAATTCTTTGCCAAAGCAAAAGAGAGAGGTTGGCTGATTGATGTGAGAAAGTTAAAAAGAACAATGAAAAGAATGGAAGATCAATTACAAGCTATAAGGGACATTGTTGAGCCACAGATGTTAGGTAGATATAAACCTAAATATGGATATGTAACTCATGAAGATGGCTTTGGTGAAGAATATAAACTGGGTAAAACAAGAAAACCAGTATTTAAGAAGAATGGCGAATATAATTCACATACAGCAAACTTATTTGGTATAGAACCTCAAAGAGGATTATCAGATCGTCCAATAGCAGGTGAGTATACCCCACTAGAATATCATCCACCAGATATTAACTCTAATGATTCACTGAAACAATTTCTATTTGCAAAAGGATGGAAACCATTAGACTGGAATGTCAAAAAAATTGGAAGACAATGGGTAAAGACTTCTCCTAAGTTATGTGAAGTATCTTTAGCTAAATTAGGAAGAATTGGTAAATACATTGATCGTTACAATACAACTAGTAGTAGATATAATATTCTCAGAGGATGGTATGAAAATCTAGATGAGAACAATAGATTACATGGTGATGCTTTTTCTATTGGTACTCCTACATTCAGATGTAGACACAAGGGTATTGTAAACGTACCTTCTACTGAAGCTGTCTGGGGGAAAGCTATGAGAGCAATCTTTATAGCAGATCCTGGTAATGTTATTGTAGGTGGTGATAGTGCTGGTAATCAAGCAAGAGCATTATGCCATGATGTAAATAGTGAAGATTTTACAAGAAGAAGAATAGGTCCAGGAGCAGAAATACATCAAGACAATGCAGATATTTTAAGTTCACCTGAAATGAAAGTAGAGCGTGCTCAAGCTAAAAGATGGTATTATGCTTGGCTCTTTGGTGCTGGAGCAGAAAAGCTCTCCAGATATATTTTGGGTTACAATGACAAAGAACTTGGTCAAGAATTATCAGATAGATTCTTAGCAGCAAATCCAGAATTAGATGATTTATTGAAGAAATTAGCAGCGATTTACGAAAAGACTTTAAAGATAAATCATGGAGAAAAAGGATATATCCCAGCCATAGATGGTAGAAAGGTATATATTGACTCTAAACACAAAGCATTGAATTACAGATTGCAAAGTACTGAAGCTATTACCTGTAAAGCAGCTTTATTATACGCAGTAAGAAAACTAAAAGAAGAAAATATCCCTTGGTGGCCTCTTATTTTTTATCACGATGAATTACAAATTGAAACACCTAAAGAGTATGGACAACGAGTAGCAGAAATCTTAGAGGAAGCTTTTAGGGAAGCACCAAAGTGGTTTGGTGTGAATATAATGGACGGTGATTCCAAGGTAGGTAGATCATGGCTACAAACGCACTAAAAATAATTGCCATTATTGATGGGGATCATTTAGTCCATAGAGCTGAATGGAAAAATTCATTTAAAGATTCAAAAGTAAAAATTGATCTTATCATTCAAGACATAATTGACTCTGTATTTGCTGATGATTATTTATTAGCAATAAAAGGAGATGATAACTTTAGGAAGGAAATATTTCCTGATTACAAAGGACATCGTAATCGTTCATTAGAACTCGATCACAGAATTGAAGCATTATTGCAATATATGGTAGACAAATATGGAGCAGTACGTTCTCATGGATGGGAAGCAGATGATCAATGTCATCAATGGCATCGTGCTTTATCTGAAGACAAAAGTATAATACCAGTTATTTGTTCAGTAGATAAAGATCTTTATACAATTCCGGGTATACATTATAATATTAGAGAAGATAGAATACTTCACATAGATGCTAGTGAAGCAGACTATTATCTCCATCTTCAATTATTGATGGGAGATGCAACAGATCGTATACAAGGTGTTCCAGGTATAGGGCCTATCAAAGCAAAGCGAATCTTAGATAAAATACCTTATGGAGCAAGAACAGCAAGAGTCAAAGAAGAATATAAAAAATATTATGGTGACTCTTGGGAAGAAGAATTCCAATTGACTGGAAATCTAGTTTACATTAGGCATCAGCAAGATAAAGGATTTGACCTATAATGGATAATGGCCATTGGAATTTTACTCATCAGATGGATGATAAATCTTATTTTGGATTTATTTATTTGATAGTAAATAAAACAAATGGTCATGCATATATAGGTCGAAAACAATACCGAAAAGCAGGAAAGAAAAGAAGTAAAACTTACGGACATCAAAATGCTTGGCGTAACTATAAATCAAGTTGTAAAAGACTACTAGCAGATATAAAAGAGTTTGGTAAAGAATCTTTTGACTTTTATTGTTTGATGGAATGTGAGGATCGAACAGATCTTTACTATTGGGAAGTCAAATTGATTATGCAGTATGACGCACTAATACATAATAATTTTTATAACGATCATGCTCCAGACATATATGTATTACCTAAATGTCTAGGTATCAGAAAGCGTAAAGAGTTAATTCCAACGTTGATACAAAGGAGTATTTCTTGTGAGAGAAAGAAGAGATTCCGTTCTAGTTAAGGGAAAACTACCTTGTCCTAGGCCTCCTGAAGAGTGCGGATCTTCTGATGCATACCATATCTACAACGATCATGCTTACTGTTTTTCTTGTAAGTACTTTTGGCCCGAAAATGAAATCCCTACAGGAGATGATATGGAAACAGCAGCTAGTACTAGAGAAGATAAAGTAACTAGCAAAGTGAGTGATATGAAAGAATATAAAGAAATTAAACAGATATTAGAATATCCTTGTAAAGGCGATAAAGCAAGAGGGATACCTACAGTAGTAGCAGAATTTTATGATGTAAAAGCATCCTTTGATCTAGATGGCGAAATTGATGCTTATTACTATCCTTATTATGCTAACGGAAATGTAGCTAAATATAAGGTAAGAAAATTACCAAAGACCTTTTATACGATACCTAAAGGTACTATTCATGGTCTATTTGGTCAAACAAAATTTGCTAGAGGCGGAAAGAGAATTGTAGTCACTGAGGGTGAACTTGATTGTCTTACTGTAGCCTACGCTAGTTATCATTATTACAAGAAATGGTATCCAGTAGTGTCATTACCTAACGGTGTTGGGTCCGACAAAGCGATAATTGAAGCGAGAGACTATTTAAGATCTTTTGATGAAGTAGTTTTATTCTATGATCAAGATGAAGCAGAACAAGGCCAAAATGCAGCTAAAGCCCATGCCAGAATAATCGGTGTTGATAAGACTAAAATAGCTAAATTCGATATAGCGAAAGATGCAAATGATATTCTCAATTTAGAATATGAAGAATGTTCTAAGAAAGAAGCAATACAAGTAAATTTAGAAAAGATAATGAAGATTATTTGGGAAGCTGAGTATTGGTCTCCTGAAGGTATTTTAACTTCAGAAGAACTCTGGCAAGAGGTAATTGATTTCAATGAGAAGGAATCTATTCCTTACCCAGTATGCGTAAATCAGCTAAATAGCAAATTGAAAGGCAGACGAATAGGTGAAATAACTCTCTGGGCTTCTGGCACAGGTAGTGGCAAAAGCACAATTGTCAGAGAGATTATTCTACATACTAGAGAAACAACTGATGACCAGATTGGGATCATAGCACTAGAAGAAAATCCTGGTGAGACTGCTAGACACTTGTGTGCAGTTGCTATGAACAAAAACCCGTCTGAAGAAACAATTACACCAGCAGAAATGAAACCATATTTTGATCATCTGTTTCATAACGATAGGATTCGTGTATTGAATCATTATGATTCTGAGTCTAAATTGTTAGATACAATGGAACAAATGGTACTAATGGGTTGTAAGTGGATCGTATTAGATCACTTAACCCTGTTAGCTTCTGAGACCCTAGAGCATGGTTCAGAGAATGCTAATATTGACAAAATTATGAACAAGATGCGTAAGCTAGTTAAACAGAATGAAGTACATATTGATGTAATTTCCCAGTTGAGAAAAATGGGAGATAGCGGTAAATCCTTTGAGAGTGGCATATTACCATCTTTAGATGATCTCAAAGGCAGTGGTGCTATCAAGCAAGTAGCAATGAATGTTATTGGCTTTGCTAGAAATCTAAATGCAGAAAATGATCTTGAAAGAAATACAATCAAAATGGCAATACTAAAATGTAGATTCTCCGGTTTATCTGGTCCTGTACCAGATGTTTATTATTCTAGAAAAACAAATAGAATTGTTCAAGAACCACCAACTACAGAGTATAAGGAGGAACAATTTGAAATAGATGATATAGATGATTTGTAATTAAAATTTAAGGGAATAGTAAATGGCTGAAAGAATGAATGGAAAATGGATAAATAACTATTTCAAAGTGGCAGATTTATTTGCATCATTTTCTTATTGTGAAAGGGCACAAGTAGGAGCAATAATTGTAACCAAAGATAATGCACTAATACCTGGGTTTAATGGTACTCCTCCTGGACATATCAATGTCTGTGAAGGACCTGATGGAGAAACCTTACCTGAAGTATTACATGCAGAACTGAATGCAATAGCAAAATTAGCAAAAAGTAATGAAGGCAGTGAGGGTGCAGTGATGTTTATCACTAGGCCTCCTTGCATTGAATGTGCCAAATTGATACTGGCTGCTGGAATTCACACGGTCTTTTATATCGAAGATGGGGGCGCGGGAACAGGTCTAGAACTGCTATCCCGCCACGCTTTGGTTAAAGGATTCGAAAGAGAATCTATCCAGTAGTCAGTATCTTTTTTATTCTTTTATGGGGCTGTATTGGCCCCTTCTTTATCTTTGGAGATTGTAAATGAGCAATATGGATGAAATCCTCAACAGTGAAGCTAAACTCCGTATCCCTGTAGCAAAGGAATTGTGTAAAGGTTTAATCAAACACAATCTCGATCTTAGGGAACAAGGCACTAAGTTTAGTAAGTTGATAACTCCATATCTAATTGGTGATCCTGGTATTGGTAAAACTTCTATATTTGAACAAATTGCAGAAGAATTAGAAGTACATCTAGAGACATTGATCATTGCACAGTATGATCAAGCAGATCTAGGTGGCTTACCATATCTCACAGTAAAAGATGGTGAGAACACTTATGCACGAGCTAGACCATTTTTTATGCCTAGAAGTGGCAGAGGTATTCTTTTCTGTGATGAGATTACACAAGCATACATGAGCAATCAAAATATAGTAGCACAACTAACAAATGAAGGCAGGATTGGTGAGCATAAATTACCTGATGGATGGGTTGTAGCTCTTGCATCTAATGATGCTAGTAATAGAGCAGGTACTAACCCAATGCCTAGTCATCTAGAATCACGATTAGCCCATTTCAAGGTAATGGCATTCTATGAAGACACTGTAAAACACTTTAATACAATAGGTGTCAATGAGAAGATTACTGCTTATCTTAAGATCAGGGGTTCTGAATGGTTACATAAATTCGACCCCAATGTTCCTGTATGTCCAGATCCGAGAAGCTGGGAAAAAGCAGGTACTATCTTAGATAATCCTTATCTAAATGAAGAAGGCAAATATCGAGCAATGATAGGTACAGTAGGTGAAGCTGCTACTAGAGATTATAAATCCTTTGATATGCTTTGGGCAAAGATGCCTGATCCAGATAAAGTAATTAAAGATCCAGAGACAGCTCCCATAGACCTAGATGCTAATATGAAATACGTATTAGCAATTGCATTATCAGGAAGAGCAACAGAAAAGAATGCAGACAATATCATCACTTATACTAGAAGATTAGCTGAAACTGGTCAAGAGTTCTCTACCTTCTTAGTAACTGCAATGTTAGATAGAACTGGTGGTTTGAAGTCTCCTTTAGCTCGCCGTGTAACTTCAGTCAAAGATTATATTCGTGAGAATATGACTATGTATCTGGAGGGTATGCGTGATGAGTAAGCAAAAAGGACACATGGTAGTACATCTACCACAAGCTACAAAAACAGAAGTGCCAGAAGAAATACAAGAAAAATGCATAGATATATTATCAAAAGCGAAAATCAGACTTTTACGACATAGATTTTTTGGTAGCATGAGTTTAACCATGGAATATAAATCAGTTCCAGGTTTAGGAACTTATGCTACTGATGGTAAGTATATTTATTATGATCCTTTTACAGTTGTAGAAGAGGGTACAGTAAAAGATGCTGTATCCTCCATTGTGCATGAAGTTCTACACAAGATCTTTCTTCATTTTATGAGAAAAGAGATTTTACTAGGAGAAGATAATAAACTTATCAGAAAACTAAATTATGCAGCAGATCTCGCCATCAATCCAATATTGAAAGATGAAGGTTTCTACTTAAATCCAGAAACTTTTATATATCTGCCAAAATATCATGGATGGTCAACAGAACGAATCTTCAATGATCTTAGAGATGAAGATGTACCACAACAAGTTGATTGCCATTTATATGTGCCATCTAGTGCAGAGAATGAAGATCAAGCTGCAAGTCAAGACGAAATGGAAGCAATGAAAGCTGTTGTTGAGGGTCAAATCCTCAACGCAGCTATCTCAGCAGATACTTTTGGACTCAAGTCAAATTCTCTAAAAGAATTGATAAAGGGTTTAAAGAAGAGTCAAGTAGATTGGAAAGCAAAATTATTTAGAAAAGTTCAAGGAAATAATCCTGAAGATTATTCATGGGCAAGACCAAATAGAAGATATTTACATCAAGGATTGTATATGCCATCTGTTGAAAAGAAAGGTGTAGGTACAATTTATATTTGGCCAGATAGCAGTGGATCAATCTCAAACAAAGAAGCAGAAGTTATCGCATCAGAAATGAAATATATATTGGAACACATAAAACCACAAAAGACTGTAATAGTACATTGTGATGCAAGAGTGCATGGTACTACTGAATTTACTCATGGTGAAGTTCCCGCTAGTTTTGACTTCATAGGAAGAGGAGGGACCGATCCTGGTCCTTTCTTTGAATATGTGAATGAACAAGGGGATGCTCACTGTGCAGTATGTTTAACAGACCTATATTTTGACAAAAGTATTCCTGCACCAATATATCCAACAATCTGGGTATCTGTTTCTAAAGAGACAGCAATACCCTTTGGTGATTTAGTCCAAATTTCTGTTGATGAGGCTTGAGTAATATGAGCGATAAAAATCTGTATTCGAATATACTACAAATAAAAACGATGATATCTACATTAATAAATGGTGATCCTGAGTTACTAAAAGAGTATGTTTTACATAGATCTGAAATAAGAGCTAAGCTAGAGAGTTCTGAAGAAGAAATTAAAGAAACTTATGACAGAACAATGGTTGGGCGTATTGCTGCTGGAATTGAGGTTGATAGTATTAGATCTGAATGGCTTCTAAGTGAAGCATTTAGAAAGATTCCAGATTCTTCAACAGAACCTCTATTTTATTTTGATGGTTATGTAAACGGTTGGTTGAAGAAATTAGCAACTGAATTAGAACTATTGAAACATATCAATGAATTTAAATTGGAAGTTCCATTTAAATCCAAAATGGAAAGGGTCTCTTCGGAGACCTTTACAAGAGCAGTCAGACATTCTGATTCTAGAATAGATTATCGTTGCCATTTTGGTGATAAGTTAATTGCAAAGAATGTTAAAAAACTTTCTAGTTATTCAGAATTATGGTCACTACCTATTCCCAGAACTTGGTATCAAAACGTATATAAACAAAATATTGCAATGACAGACATTTCTGGTAAAAAAGTTGTAGTGTTAAACGCTAAACTACTTCCAGATGAGGAACAACAGACTTGGGGTAAAGACGAAGAAGTTAAAATATTTAAAGGTATTGTTGGATATGTGAAAAAAGAAGCAAAAGGTCGTATTGTACAAGCAGCAGTTTCTCATGATTTTTATGTGAAAAATTATTTACGATTAGCAATCACTTATTCTGACTTTCAAAAACTAAATCCTACCTTTGAAAAAGATCATCCAAATATGGATATATATCCTGAAACTAATTCTTCAAAGTCTGCTAGATTCCTTCCAACTTTTACAATAATTTCTTGTAAGCCTAATGTTAGTAAATCTAAAGAAAGAATCGTGTATAATACTTATAAATCTGATACAGTTAGTTATGTTGAACCTCGTTATATACTTAGATACAAACACAAACTAATGGATGAATATAAAGTAGTATCTAGTACATCACCAAAGAGGGTTATCTCTGTAATGAAGAATAGACTAGTAATTGAGACTGCGAAGACACATATGGGAGTCGTATGATGAAAGCACTTCCTCTGTTGTTCTTTTTATCACCAATTCTAATGGCAATTTGTAAGGGTCTCGAATGGGACCCTTTCACAGATATGCCCTGGATTTGGATTACTAGTCCTTGGTGGTATCTCTTGTTAGTTGTTTTTACTACAGCTATGGGATATATCACAATAGAATCTATAAAAGAGAATAAAGAAAAACAAGTGAAAACTACTCAAAGAAAGGATTTTCACTAATGGTCTATCCGACACTTGCCCGAGAATGTGAAGAATGTAAATCGAAACGAACAACACAAGTTATCAACGCGGAAAACAAAATTAGAAAAGGTTGGTTATGTGAAGATTGTGGACATTTTACATTGGCAAAGAATCGTGAGAGGCTGTTAGATGAAATTAAATCCAAATGACTTTCTTTTGGTATTTTTGAATCCAGATGCTTTTATAGTAGAGGATGGTGAGATCTACTTGAAAGTAGACCTTGACTTAGTAAATAAAGGGGTAATCTTTGTAAAGGAACTAAATATAGATGTAGATAAGAAAAGAAACATCATAGAGAATTTCTTTATGCATCTGAGAGAATCTGCTGTATTTGATGTGAACAACTGTCCAGAAGATTTAAGAGAGTTTGTTCCACCACCAGAAGAAGTAGAACCAGATATGGAAGTAGCTTATATAGTCAGACCTGGATCGGAAGAATTAGTGGAAAAAATGATCAGGGACTTAGAAAAGGAGACTTTGCACTGATGCTTACTAGTTTTGAATATTGGGATTTAATAACCATTGCTGCAGTAATTAGTGGAAAAGAATCTGGTGAGGCTATGAGAATCGCGAATGAATTAAAAATGTATCGAGAGAATATTTTCGAAAAAGAACTTTACGAAGAAACTACTGAAGAAGCTTATAGTCAAAATTAACTAGATCTATTCTATAAAGAGGGTTATAATTAAATAATAGGAACCCTCTTTTTACATTTCCGATAGCTGAAAATAACTGAAATCTAACTCTGCTAAAGGAATAAGAATGTCTGACGAACTCGATGCTAACCTTGAAAGAAGGCTTAGCGACTTAAGGCAAGAAATCTACGAAGAAGTCTCCAAAGTGAAAGATATTTTACACGGAGATCATCTTGGATTGGGCACGTCTATGGGGAACCTTCACAATGAAATTAGAAATGAAATGACTGAAATCAAACGTTCACTGAATCGAACTATTTGGAGTGTATTAGCTGTACTAATTAGTTTTATTGGATCTTTTGCTCTTTATGCACTGAATGTTCATGATGGTTTTGATAAAGAAATATTTATACTCAACAAACAACAAGCAGTCAACTCTACACAAATTGCAAGTTTAGCTACTCTAGCTGCTAAACATGAAGATTTATCTCATAAATCTCATTCTGAATTTAGAGAAAAATTAGCAGAAGTTGAGATAAAAAGTGAACGGTTACACCAAAAGCATCGTGGAAAAGAGACTGAAAAATAAGATTAGTATCTATTATGATGGCGAGATCTAGGTAGTTGTGTTAAAATCCTTTTAGTTCTAAACTAATCAAAGGAGTTTTCTATGCCTATACTACTCGCAAGAGCGAAACCCCCTTACAAGACTGATGAAGGTGAACCCGGCCTTTGGCGGCAGGGCGAAATAGTTCAAGCCTTTGCCGACGATCACACGTTCGGCAGTCAGGAGGTGATCAGCGCCGGTAACTTCTGGCATATCAAGGTGACGGATAAAACACTGGCAGAAGTTCAGTCTTATCTCCAATCGTGGAACCATGATCCAGATGTTCAACAAATTGCTGCTACTGGTGATGACCGTACTATTCAAGTAACCTCTACTATGGTCTCCGCCAGTGGAGGAAATCAATTTGAAGCAGCGAAAGTTGATGAGTTGTTGGGTGAGATTAATGCAGAGTATCCCACTGCCAATGCTCTTCGTACTGGTCTTACTACTACCACTTTCACTTTTACCATCACTGCTCCGGTGGCAGCTCGGGATGAAATCATCGAGCGGATTAATCAAGCGGTGCGCGACTGGTCATACCGTCGTCGTCGCTGGTACATCAACGCGGCAGGGCGCACCTATCTTGAAGCCAATGGCGGCTATGTTGAGGGCACGGCGGCACAGGTCGGCAACTATCTGCGGGACGGATTGCTTGACTGATGGCTGATATTGTCGCCACTGTCGGTGCTAGTGGTTATGATTACACTTCACTGGTAACTGCTGAAGCATCCGAGCAGGGCACCTACGGGAATCTCGTGGGTGACGGCAATACCATGACGTTTGAAATCTACGGCACGGTGGACGAAGGTGCTGTCGCCCTTATCGTTAATGACTGGACAACAGGCGCAAGTAACAGAGTAACCATAACGTCTGGCAGTGGTGAGCACCATAACGGCGTCCCCGGTGGTGGAGCGGTATTTACTTCAAGTGCATCAAGCTACACGCTCAGAATACAAAATACATATGTAGTGTGCTCAAAACTGGAGATCAAAAATACTAATGCTTCAGCAGGTTATGTGATAGGGGTAGCTAATGATTTCGCTGAATTTTATGAATGTATAATAAGTGCAACAGGTGGCAACGCCCTTCAAATTGTCACATCGGGTTATGACAACAATATCTACCAAAATTGCCTGTTTAAGACTGACTCTACGAGTTCTTCGACAGTTTATACACGCGCAATAAATACCTTTCAAAATTGTACGTTTGTCGGAGGTGGCTACTCTTTTTCACGTGCCGATTCAGACGCTGTAACATTAACCAATTGTTTGGCTATTGGGGGAACAACCGGGGGCTATAATTTGGCTGGCAGTGACTCCGGCGCGGCAGTAACAATGACCTACTGTGCCTCTGAGGATACCAGCGCAACCGGCACAGGCGCAGTCACTGGCATCACTTCCGCAGATTACAACACTACCTATCGCCCACTCGACACTGGCAATCTGTGGGGCGCAGGCACCGACCTCTCAGGTACGTTTACCAGCGACATACGCGGTCAGCAGGTGCGCGATGTATGGTCAATCGGTGCTTACGACTCAGACTATGTGATCTACACCTTGCGCTCCAGTGCCGGGGATTATTCGTCAATGTCTACGTGGGAGTCCACCGAGCAGGCAGACCTGACTAGTACCGGCGACAAGCACATTCTGGAATGCTATGCAGATTGGGCGAGTGGACTCGTAGAAAATAATATAACACTCGGGGGTTGGACCACTAGTGCCACAAATTTTATAACAATCCGAGCTGCTGCTGGGCAGGGTCATAAAGGTGTAGTAGATGAAGGTTTTTATTTGGCATCTACTAGCGTATCGACTTCCCGTTATCTTTTACAGTTAGCGCAAGCACACACCATAGTTTCTGATATAGGGTTTTCTATCGCAGGTAGTCATACTGGGTATGATCGTTGTTTACGGCTACAGGGCAATCCAACCTATTTGCGAAACCTTTGGCTATACGCCAATAATGCTAATGCCTCTGGTACAGCGCGTTGTATACAAAACGACACGGCCACAGACGGGGAAATCTATAACTGTCTAATGCTTGTTGATGCGGCAGGTAGTACAGGATCAAGTGCCTTATACCATGACGATTTTCGTGCCCATGCTGTATATAACTGCACCGCTATAAATTTAAACGTAGCAGACTATGGGTATAATGCATCTGCTACCGGCAATGAACCTATCTATAAAAATTGTGTCGCTTCTGGGTTTGATGTAGCAGATTTTGACGCTAATGTGGACCCAACGAGCGATTATAATGCCAGTGGAGACACCAGTGCGCCGGGTACTACTGTTTACACAGGCATCGCCTCCGGCACAGATTTTTTCGCTACCGGCTATCGCCCAATAGAAACTGGTGATCTGTGGGGCACTGGCACGGACCTTTCAGCAACCGCAGGCTTCACCGATGACCTTCGAGGCGAGACCAGAACTGAGTGGTCCATCGGTGCGGTCGATACTGATTATATTCTCCGCACGTTGCGTGATGGAACGGGCGATTACTCCCTGATGAGTACGTGGGAGAGCACCGAGCAAGCAGACCTTACTGCAAGTGGTGATAAACACATATTGGAGTGCTATAACGACTGGGCGAGTGGGCTTGACGATTCAGTTTCTTTAAATGGTTGGACAACTAGTTCTTCATACTACGTGACCGTAAGAACCGCTTCAGGACATGCACATAAGGGCATGTCAAAAACGGGGTTCTTTATGTCTAGGGTAGGCAGTGTCGGAAGTTCAATATTTAGTGTTTGGCAAGACTATTCTGTAATTAACGACATCGAAGTAGAAAATCTTGCTTCTAGTCAAGCGAGAGGTTTTTATAATGGGACTACCACTACGCACACTATAGTTTTAAATCGGTGCATAGCCAGTTGCCCGAATGATACTGATATAAATTATGGGGCGTTTTCAACCAGGCGCTGCACGATGACCAATTGCCTAGCTTTTGACTCACATGTAGCATTTAATATGACTACTGTCTTTTACGGCTCACGTTGGTACAATTGCACTGCTGTTAATAGCTCCTATGGTTTTAGATCAAACGGCACGGGTACAAACAGTCTTGAATCTGCTTACGCTCGAAATTGTGTGGCTTATAATAATTCAACTGCTGATTTTACCGGTACTGCGTTTAATACAGTTTCATCAAATAATGCCAGCGGAGACACCTCCGTATCCACACTGAGCATTGGCACGGTCACCGGCATAACCACAGCCGACTTTGTGGACACAGCCAACGACAATTACCGCCCGGTAGATACACAGGACTTGTGGGCCGCTGGCGCAGACCTCTCAGGTACGTTCACGGATGATATTCGCGGCGAAACCAGATCAGTCTGGTCCATTGGTGCGTTCGACACCGATTACATACTCCGCACCCTGAAATCCACAGGCGGGGATTATTCATCAATTGTTACTTGGGAGCAGACCGAGCAGAAAGACCTGACCAGCACTGGTGATAAGCATATCCTCGACTGCTACAAAGGCACAACTATTACTGGCAACTGGGCAGCGGATGGGTCACTAAATGAAGAAGTACATTTAATAGGCTGGACAACAAACAGTAGCTACTTTGTGACAATTCGTGCGGCAGCCGGTCAAGGGCACAATGGCGTACCGGGCACTGGCTTTATGCTTGCGTCCGATCTTGACACGCTTAATGCGGTATTAATAGTCAATCAACTCTATAGCAAAATACAAAACATTGAAGCTGCAAACACGCTCGCAGGTTATACAGGCACTGGCGTTTTTCGTATTGGTTTTTATTCAACCATCGAGAATTGCATCGGCTCTATGCCAAACAGTACTGCGGGAACAGTTAGAGTGTTTTTGTCCGACTTTAACTCTGAAGCAGACTACAACGTATTCATAAATTGTTTGGCTTATAACACACCGAACAACTTAAAAACTGGCTTTTATGCGGGTGGTGATCCAACTAAATTCATCAACTGTACTTCTGCAATGACTGCCGGAACTGATTTTTCTGGAAGTGCTGTTGCTATAGTTAAAAATTGTGCTGGATTAGGCGGCGGCACTAATTTTGCCGCCACATCATATGGAACCGGCACAGATTACAATGCCAGCGTAGATATTTCCGCTCCCGGCACTACTGTTTACACAGGCATCGCCTCCGGTACAGATTACAACACTACATACCGCCCACTAGAAGCTGGTGACTTGTGGGGTGCTGGTGAAGACTTGTCTACTGATTTTACTAGCGATATACGCAGCAGGCCGCGTGATGTGTGGAGTATCGGCGCGTATGACTCGGACTATGTGATCTATACCCTGAAGTCCACTGGCGGAGATTACAGCAGTATCTCTGTGTGGGAGAGCACTGAACAAACTGATCTTACCACAAGCGGTGATAAACACATTTTAGAGTGCTACGCGGATTGGCCCAGTGGGCTTAATGAGCATGTTGAAATACAGGATTGGGTAACAACTGCGACAAACACCATTACCGTAAAAGCTGCTGCTGGGCACGAACACAAAGGCGTCCTTGGCGCAGGGTTTAAGCTCGTTTACGGCGCCACCCCCAGTACGCTCACAGTAAACCAACCATACTGTAGGTTTTATGATATCGAAATTGAGATGACAAGCGCAGTGCCGTTTCCGGCAGTATTAACCAATAACGTCCACGACGATCAGGAGTTCCATCGCTGCATAATAGGTAACACTGGATCAGATGGGTCTGCATTAAGGCTAAACGCCTGTGGACCGCACAATGTCTATAATTGCTTAATATACAATGCCAACCCCGCATATTTGGCGCTTGAGATAGATGGGCGCGACAACGCCGGAAACATATATAACAACACGGTGATCGGCACGTTTGATGTCACTACAACAACAAAGCCCACGGCAAACTTTCAAAACAACGTGTTCTATGGCGCAGCAGACACGGATGCGGATGGGGGTGGCACAAACACGAACAACGCATTCGGGAGCACTGGCGCGTTTGGTAGTAATCAGGTCACTATAGATTCCTCAGATTTCGTAGACTTCGCCAACGACAACTATCGGCCCGATGACGCGCAAGACTTGTGGGGCGCAGGTGCCGATCTATCTGGCACCTTTACCGATGACCTGCGTGGCGAAACCAGATCAGTCTGGTCCATCGGTGCGTTCGATACGGACTACATACTGCGCACGCTGGGCTCAACGGGCAAAGATTACAGCAGCATGATTACGTGGGAGCAGACCGAGCAAACAAGCCTGACCGCAAGCGGCGACAAGCACATTCTTGAATGCTACAAAGGCACCACAATCGAAGGCAACTGGCAAAGTGATGGAACGCTAAATGAGGCGCTTTACCTTAATGGCTGGACGACAAGTCCAACGTATTACATCACAATTCGTGCTGCCGCTGGTGAGGGGCATGGTGGCGTGCCGGGTGCTGGTTTTCATATGAAACGACTGACAGCAGGGTCTGTTAATGTTTTTGAGGTCAGCCAAGACAGCACGGTAATTCAGGACATAGAAGCCTCTTGCGTTGAAGCGGCGTTTACTTCGCTGGAGATATTCAGGATAAACCAAGGGTGTTTAGTTGAACGGTGCATTGCCAGTGCGCCTAATGCTACTGGCGGGACGCATACCGGATTTTGGGCCTCTTTAGATTCACCCACGGATAGCACCCCATCAAGATTTTACAACTGCCTTGCCATTATGACTAACGTCGGCACGGTCACTGGTTTTGCTGCTACACAGGATGTTACTCATTTTTACAACTGTACTGCGATAGGCGCAGACCGGGGCTTTGATGGTTATACCGGGGCAATAGCTAAAAACTGCGTGGCGTTTGATAACAACGCTGATTTTTTTAATACCTTCGACACAACGAACTCGTCTAACAACGCCAGCGGTGATACCTCCGTGTCAACGTTAAGCATCGGCACCATAACGGGCATTGCTTCCGGCACAGACTTACACGCGACCGGCTATCGCCCAATAAATACTGGCGATCTGTGGGGCGCTGGTGCAGACCTTTCTGCAACGATAGGTTCTCTTGACCTGCGCGGTGAAACCAGAACCCAGTGGTCGATAGGCGCGTTCGATACTGACTACATACTCCGCACTCTAAAATCTACAGGCGGGGATTACTCGTCAATTGCTACTTGGGAGGAAAGTGAACAAACAGACCTTGCAACGGCTGGCGATAAGCATATTTTAGATTGTTACGCAGATTGGCCAAGTGGGTTAGATGATTCTGTAAACATTGACGGTTGGACTGTTGATGCCAGTTTTTACATCACAGTTAAAGCGGCGGCAGGACATGAACACAACGGCGTGCCGGGTGATGGTTTTTATATTAGTACTGATATTGGTTCGAATTTTGGGCAAGTATTTAGAGTTAGTGCTGCTTATACAGAAATTTATGGTATAGAAGTCCGCAATACAAGAACTGGGTTTCAGGGACAAGAAATATCGCTTATACAAAATTATAATGTTGTGGACAGAGTAATTGTTATTAGTAACAGCACATCCGCGGATACGGGGATTAACGTAACTGATGATAATAATGTTGTGCGCAATTCGTTAGTGATTCATGAGTCAGGGTCTATCTCTGGATCATGCATTGCCGCAGGAAACTTTGACCCGAATATACAATTCTACAATTGCACTACAATTGGTGGAAGGTATGGGATTAATGTGTCTGATTCCGGGGGTTCTCCAACAACTGTAAGAAACTGTGTTGCTTATGGAGCATATACTTCAGACTATCTATATACTAACGTAATAGCCTCAAATAACGCATCGGGTGACACATCAGCATTGGGTACTTCCCCAATCACCGGCATAACCGCCGACGACTTCGTGGATTTCGCCAATGGCGACTACCGCATCAACGCCGACTCCGCACTATACAACGCGGGCGTAGACCTGAGCAGCACGTTTACCGACGACATACGCGGCACCGCGACACGGTATGCCAGCAGCTTTGATATTGGCGCATATAAGTTTGATATAAATACTGTGACCGTCGGATCGGGCAAAGATTATACATTGTTCAGTACAGCCGAATCATCGGAACAGGGTAATCTTGTCGCGCTGGGTGAACAGTGTTCTTTTGAGATTTTTGGCACAATCAGTGAATCGGGCACGCTGTCTCTCACTGATTGGGACACGGATGCATTATGTTTTATTGAGATAAAGGCAGGTGCCGGTGAAGAGCATGGCGGTGTGGTTGGTGGCGGGGCAGAAATTACCACTTCGTACAGTATAAGTGTTGCTTTTCAGATTTACGAACCATACACAGAACTTAGAGACATACAATTTACCAACAGCAGTACTGGCGCGGGGGCACAAGGGTTGCGATTGTACCCTACTAATTTTGTACTTGAGCGTTGCATTATTAGAACTGCTGGTGGAGAAAGGGGCTTGCGAGTCGCTGTACCCAATGCCCCTTCGTACATTAGAAATTCGCTAATCATCTCCGCAAGTGGCACTGCTTGTGTTATTGATCCGAGAGGTGAGATGCCTTTTTCCAACAATACACTTATCTGTGGAACTGGAACGTCAAATTCGCTTTCGTGGGGAGTAGGGGCTACGACCACTGATATAATCTGCCGAAATAATGTTTTTTATGGCCCGGTTGACGACACGTCAGTGACAACACCTAACGCGAGTAGCGGCTATAACGCATTTAGCAGTACAGGGGCATTTGGCTCAAACCAGCAAACTATTGACTCTACGGATTTTAACAACTTTGCAGGCGGCGATTATTCCCCGTCCAGCGGCAGTGCGCTGATCGACAATGGCATCGACCTTTCTGCTACGCTCGGTTTCGATGACGACATTGCCGGGAATACAAGAACAGGTACCTGGGACATAGGTGCTTATGAGTATACTGTCACAGGTATAACAATAACCCCAGATGGTAACTCATTAATAATAACTGGAGTATTGCCTTCCGTTTCTAGTGGTGCTACTGGTTGGACAATTACTGATGTAGATATAGATGAAACTATCTACGAAGGCCAAACAGGAGTTATAATAACAATCAGTGGTACTGTAGCAGCTTCTGGTAAAAGAGTCTTCTTAGAACAAGGAGGAACCAGAGTAGAACAACTGGTAACAGATGAAGATGCAACTACTATCACTATTACGGTAAATTTTGGAGGATTAGCTCCAGGAGCTGCCACATTATATGTATGGAATCCTATTTAATGGATTTTTATCAGGAGAAGTTAAATGTTAACTAAGAAAGTTGGAATGTCAGGTGAAACTCCTACCACAGCTATCAAACCTATAGATGAATCTGCTAAACCTAAAAAGAAAATGTCCGATTTAACAGAAAAAGAAAAATACACAAAGATGTGGACAGTAGATGCCTATAGAAAGGTCTCTCCTGGAGAGCTAGCAGGCAATCAATTTGCACAAGTAGTAAAACCTACTAGAGGTGCTCAGGTAATTGACTTCGGATGTGGTACTGGAAGAGGTTCTTTCTGGTTGGCTATGATGTGTGGTATGGAATGCAAGATGTTAGATTTTGCACCTAACTGCTTAGATCCTGAAGTTAAGTTGGCAATGAAGAATCATCCAACTAAATTTCAATTTATAGAACATGATCTAACTCAAGAAGCTCCTATAAATGCAGAATATGGCTATTGCACAGATGTCATGGAGCATATTCCTACAGAAGATGTAGACAAAGTTCTTCTGAATATTCTAGGAGCAGCTAGAAAGGTATTCTTTAGAATTTCTACCACACCTGATGTAATGGGTCCTGAATATTTAAATCAACCACTACATCTAACTGTTAAAGATTACTCTTGGTGGGAAAGTAAATTTCTTGAGTTAGGTTGTACTATTTTCTTTTCAGAGAATTTAGGCAGTGCCGTAGATTTCTATGTGACAGCTTGGAGACAAACTCTCCCTGAGATGAAAGTAAATACTAGCCAACCTGTTATAGTTAGTAATATCATCAAAAATGCAGAATGGGGCTGTCAACACATAAAACCTCATCAAGTACAAGAAGACAAAACTATCATGGTCCTTTGTGGAGGACCTTCTCTCAATGATTACAAGGAAGAAATTATTGAGAATTGGAAAAATGGAATGAAGATAGTTACTGTCAATGGTGCTTATAATTGGTGTCTAGATAATGGAATAACTAGAGTAAACCAATGTGTTCTAGATGCTAGAGAACACAATAAGCGCTTTGTAGAACCTGCTAGAGATGATTGTCTCTATTTCATAGCTTCACAATGTCATCCCAGTATGTTTGAAAATCTTCCAAAAGATAGAACTTTTTACTGGCATGTCACTCCTTCTAAAGAGGCTGTAACTGCTGTAGCTGAAAATTATCCAGAACATGTCATTTGTGCTGGAGGATCTACAGTAGCTCTTAGAGCAATTGTATTAATGCGTATATTAGGTTTTAAAAATCAGATCATTTATGGCATGGATTCGTGTATAATAGGCGATGAACATCATGCTTATCAACAAGCAGAGAATGATGTAATAACTGAAACTATTTCTGTCATGATTGAGGGTCGTACCTTTAGATGTCAACCCTGGATGGCATTACAAGCATGGGAAATGATGAAGCTCCTCGATGCAGCCGATAATGAATTTTCTCTAGAAGTAAAAGGTGATGGTTTAATCGCCTATATTTTAGAAACGGGAGCTAGACTCCCATCATTAGAGGAATTAGCGTAATGGCTGCTACTGCTTGGGCTTTCTACCACGAAGCCAAACATAAACTTGCTCTTGGGTCTGCCGATGGTATTAACCTTTCCGGTGACTCTTTCCGTCTTGCTCTTTATAAGAGTGCTACATCTGCTACTAAAGATGCTGCTAACCTTACTTTGAGTATTCAATCACAGATCTCCAACCAATGTACTGGTGGTGCTTATACTACTGGTGGTGAGGTTCTGGCAAACACTAGCTGGACTACTACTGCGACATCTGTTCAGAAATTTGATTCAGATGATCTTGTTGTTACCGCTACTGGTACTGACATTTCCGCAGTGAAGTATGGCGTAATTATTAGGTCTGTCGCTGCTACTTCTGGATTCCTCCTGTGTTATTCTCAGTTATCTACATCTCCTTTTGATGTAACTACTGGTAATACACTGACTATTCAGATGGCTACTGCTGGTATCTTTACTTTGGCATAAGTTATGACTAGCCTGATAATCACAATTCCTGAAGGTCGCATATCTCTGCGTAATTATGCGCCAGCTATCACGCATATTACTTCAGTGGTGATTACTTATATAGAAGATTTTTATGAGTTCTTTAGTAGAGAATTTATAAAAATAAATTATATTCGTGGTCCTCCGCAGCAAGTAATTGCTTAAATGACTCAAATGATATTTTCCTTTTTCCAAATCTCTCCTGAGTTATCTGCCTCAGCCAAATTTAGATCGCCGAAACTTTCTAGTTTCGAAGGGCAGGGTAACTAAATGGCCCAATCAATGCGCCCTATCTCCCAGATTTCTTCTGGGGGAACACCTAGTACTAATTCCCATCTTGTTGTCGATGGAACTGCTCCAGACGCTGGAGATTATTGGTATGGTGTAAACGGCTCTGATGTATCGTTTGAAGTCTTATTAACTGACCTTAGCTCTTCTGTACCCCAATCAGGCCTTTGCACGCTTCTTGTTTACCAAGCGCAGGCAGACGAGGATGCGGGTACTCCTGCACCTAGCAGTGGCGGCGGTTCATCAACTCTTGATATACAGGTTTATGAGGGGGCTTCTCTCGTAGCAGGGTTGACCGATCTTACTGCAAATGAAGGAGCATTTGCTGGAAACTCATCAGTAACCTTTAATAGTACTTCTATCACCGATTGGTCTGATGTACGGGTACGGATTACAGCGCATACGGCAGGTGGTGGACCCAATCAACGAACGGCTGCTGTTTCTTATATAGGTCTTACTGTACCAGATGCTCCTGCTGTATTAACACTTGATCAAGATAGTTTTAGATTTGTTGAAACAGGTAGTTCAGAAAGTTCTCCTACTTGGTTAGAAGCTCTTAATACTAATATAAATTTAACTGATCCTGGTGCAGGTGGTCATGCATATATTCAGCTTAGATTTTTATTACAAGAAAGTGGTGGAGCAACTCACTCTAGTGGTTGGAGAATAGCTTTAAGTAAGAATAGCGGTGCATATACTATTATCACCAATATTACTAGTAATGTAAGAGGTTATGTAGATTCCGCTTTAACAAATGCTGGAACAACTACTCAACAATTAGGTGCAGGTACTTTTACTAGTACGAATACTAATGTTATTTCTACTACTACTGCTGCCAGTAATACTGGAAATATAGATGCTAATAGTGAAGCAGAAATTTTAATTGCTTTAGATATTCGCGGAGATGATGTAACTACTGATGATACACTTGATTTTCGTATATACAGTTTTGATATAATTGCTAGTGCTCTTAGTACTTATACTAATACTCCTAGAATAACAATAGTAGCAGATGGAAATCATACTAAGACGCCTGATGTTAAAACATTAGCTCTTACAGAACAAACACCAACAATATTATGGACAGATAATAAGACATCTTCACCTTCTGTTGGTGAATTGTCTTTAACAACAAATGAACCAGTAATAACACAAGATGAAAAGATTTTTGCTGTAGTCGGGGAGATAACACTAACTAGTTATGAACCTACTGCAACAGCTTCTGTTAACATTACTAAATCTCCCGACATTGGAGATTTGACATTAACAGGTCAAACGCCTGTAGATTTTGTTGCAATTACAGCTAAACCTGATTCAGAAGTATTAGCTTTAACTGGAGAAGTACCTACAGTATTAACTACTCTATCTGAAAGTCCATCTACAGGTACTTTAGATTTAGTTGGTTATGAACCAATTATAAATACTACTAATTTCCTGTCTAAAGCACCTTCTGAAGCTACTCTTTCTATAACAGAAGAAACACCGACAGTAATATGGACAGATAACAAGGTAAATTCACCTAACACTAATTCTTTAGCTTTAACAGGTCAAGAACCTGCGCTTTCTGCTACTGATCAAAAGATAGTAAACCCTGCTACAAACGTTCTTCAAATAACTGAAGAAACACCTTTAGTTACTAGAAGTGCTAATGCTTTCCCACTTGTTGGAGTAGGGTCTCTAACTTTAACTGGTGATACTCCTGTACCAGATAGGACTGATAATCATGTAGTAAATCCTGATACTGGTTCTCTTTCTTTAACTGGAGAGCAACCCAATATATTGGCTCCATTAGGAGTAGTAGTACCACAAATAGGTTCTTTATCACTCACAAAACAAACTCCTATAGCTCAGGAGTATGAAGAAGAATCTATTGGAGTAACTTTATATACTTTAGGACAAGTTTCACCAGCAGTTACTTCACTCTCTTTAACCGGGTTACAACCCACAGTTACAACTACTGACAACCGATCAGCTAGTCCCAATGTAGGTAATCTGACTCTCACTGGAGAAACACCTACAATAGTTTGGACTGATAACAAAACTGTTCAACCTAATGTAAACTCACTTACTTTATCCGGTGAACAGCCCAGTATCCTTGCTGGTGACAATCGAGTAGCTAATCCTACTAAAGATGATTTGACGTTAACAGGTTATGAACCTGTTATCACAACTTCACTATCTGAGTCTCCTTCAGTAGGATCTTTAACACTCACTGGACAAGAACCGACAATTGTATGGACAGATAATAAAACTGTTACCCCTAATGTCGGATCAATTACTTTATCAGGAGAGCAACCCAGTTTAATTGCTGGCGATAATAAAATTGTAAATCCAACTAAGGGTATCTTAACTCTTAGTGAAGAAACTCCTACGGTATTAACTTCTTTATCTGAATCGCCTAATAAAGGTGTTTTAGATTTAGTAGGATATGAACCAACAGTACTAACATCATTATCTGAATCTCCGAATAAAGGCATTTTAAATATTGTAGGTTATGAACCTACTGTATTAACCTCATTATCAGAAGCACCTTCAGTTGGTTCTATAACGCTTACTAGTTATGAACCCACTATACTAACTTCATTGTCAGAATCTCCCAATGCTGGAGATTTAACTTTAACAGGCTACGAACCAACTGTTTCAACAACTGCGAATCAATTTGTTTATCCTACTGTAGGAACAATTGATTTAACAACTTATGAACCAGTAGTTGTTTGGACTGACAATAAAACAGTTCAACCGAATAGTACAGCTCTTACTCTTTCTGGAGAACAACCTAGTTTAATTTCCGGAGATAACCGTCTAGCTAACCCCACTAGAGCAACATTAACATTAGACGGTAAGCAACCAACTATACTCACTTCTCTGTCAGAGTCTCCTAATAAAGGTATCCTGACACTTGCTGGTCAGCAACCAGTTGTATTAACCTCTTTATCAGAAGCACCAGATAAAGGCACGTTAGATTTAGTGGGCTATGAACCTACTATACTAACTTCATTATCTGAAAGCCCTGATAAAGGAATTTTGACATTAGTTGGCTATGAGCCAATAATTTCAGCTACTGCAGCTCAATCTGTTAACCCTTCAGTAGGATCTCTGACCGTAACAGAAGAGACTCCTACAGTAGTATGGACAGATAATAAAACTGTTGCTCCAAATAAGGCTGAACTCACTTTAACTAGTGAACAACCTACTTTAATTACTGGTGATAACAAAGTAAGTAATCCTACAAAAGAATCTCTTACTTTATCAACCAATGTTCCTACAGTTTTAACTTCATTATCAGAATTACCACAGGTAGGCAGTTTAACGCTAGTAGGCTATGAACCTACTATTGTAAGAATAGATAATAAAGTTGTTACCCCAGATGTCAATTCTTTAGCAATCTCTGGACAACAACCTTTACTTACCGCTGGAGATAACAAAGCAGCAGGGCCTGGAGTAGCTGCTCTCTCATTAGTAGGTTATCAACCTGTAGTAAATGCTACAGCAAATAGATTTATAGATATCGGGAAAGGCTCTATAGAGCTAGTTGGATATGCTCCAGATCCTCTTTATGATATTAGAAGAATTCCTTCAAATGAGAGTTTAACACTTACCAGTGAAACTCCAGTAATAGATACTACAGCAGATCATAGAATCTCTGTAGATCCTGGTTCATTAGTAATAACTGGCCAGCCACTAACCTATATCCATGTAGATCCTAAAGATGCTAATCCTAATGAGGGATCTTTATCATTAACTGGACAAATACCTACAGTTACTACTGTAGCAAATCATTATAGAAGTGTTGATGCTACTTCTTTAGCACTAAGTACTACCATACCTGCAGCAAGCTTAAGTGATAACAAGTTTGTAGATATAGGTATTGGTAGTATTACAATAACAGAAGAAGAACCTCTCATACTGAAGAGCGATGAGAAATTAATTCTTCCTGGTCTTGGACAATTACAATTAACTTCTAATATACCTAAGAAGTTTAATTTAAGCGATAATTCAGAGAATATCTATCAGGTAGCTAGTGAATCTAGAACCTATATTGTTAATTCCGAGTTGAGAGTTTATATAGTAAGTGATAGGCCACTTCAAAAGAGATGAGTTATAATGAATTCATTTAGGGGATTTTGAAATGGCACAACCTATCCATACTTTCGAAGAGAAAAAAGATCCAGAAGCGGTATTAGATTATACGATAGATTGGTCTCCTTGGTTGAAAACTGGAGATTTTATAACAGCTTCAAGTTGGAACATCACTCCTCCAGGTGCTTTATCAGAAGTATTAAGTAGTTTTAGTAACACTACTACTACTATTTGGTTAGAAGATGGAGATCGAAATCGTATCTATTACGCAACATGCCATATAGTAACTAATGATGGCAGAGAAGATGATAGAACTATAAAATTTACTATGAGGGATAAATAGTGTATATTATTGAAAAGATAGTATTACATTGTTCAGACTCTCCTCATGGCCATGGTACAGGTGCTGAAGATATTCACGAATGGCATTTAGCAAGAGGTTGGTCAGGAATCGGTTATCACTACGTTATTTGTGAAGATGGTGCTCTTGAGAGAGGTAGACCTCATTATTGGAAAGGAGCACACGTAGTAGGACATAATAGAAATAGTTTAGGTATTTGTCTAATTGGTATTGATACTTTTACAGATCCACAATGGAGTACTTTGACAGATCTTCTGAGAAGTTTAAAGATGCTTTATCCTGGTGTGACTATACATGGGCATTATGAATTTACAAATGGTAAAACATGTCCCAATTTTAATGTAAAACAGTTTCTAAAAGACTATGGAATTTGATTATCATTGCAGATATATTATTTAGAGGAAGATCCTCTTGAAGCAGCAGATGCTGTAGCCCTTCGAGATTACCACAAAGCAATTCTATATAGCTGCCAATTGCTTGGCAATGTTCATCATGTATATGATTCTAAAATAACAGGATTATATAAACCAAATCAATTACAACACGCTTATACTGCTTGGGTATGTGAGTCTGAAGGTAATTACTATTGGTTATTAAAGTTCTTGATCAAAGCTCTGATGAATTTCGAGGAGTATCGACACAGAGAGCATAAAAGTAGGCAAATAGCTGTAAATCTGAATAATTGTCCTTCTGGGATGAAGAAAGAATTTAGCCCAGTTACATTCAAAGGGTTGCCCTATCAGTATAGAGACTATCCTAATTCAATAATGGCACATAGAGCTTATCACAGAGATCGACTAACTAAATTGGCTAATACAGGAGGAAGATTAGAATATTTTTATAAAATACCATCTTGGACAGGATTTGTAAAAACAATAAAACAATCTACAGAAATGAGAGATGTTACTAAGTTTAGTAAAGCTGCTAAGAATAGATTTGATATTCTAGAAACTACTATTCCTGTAGTAGCTTGTACTACTGAAGAGTATTTACATAGAAAGGAGTTTGAACCAGTAGATATAAGGGATATTTTAGATGAATCAGAATGATGGGAGGATTACTTTTAAAGTTCCTGCAACTTGGCGAACGGGTACTGAATATAGCAAGGAGACGTATGAGAAGAAGAGAAGGCTTTATGATGGTAAGAAAAGATTTGTTGAAGCACATGGAGTAATTCCTTATAAACATACTGTGGAGTTATCAAATATGGGTTGTGATCTGCACATGTATCCTGAGTCATTCAGGGATGGTAAATGGGAATCAGATGATATATGGTCACCTTCGAGGTGGATGGATGAAGATGGTGGCGAAGAAATACAGGTGGCATATGAAAGACAATTTTATCAAGGCAGATATTATCTTTTATTTGGAGTTATAGCTGGAGTGAGAAATCCTACTTATCAAGTATGCGAACCTAAACTTAAAATACCAGATGACTGTGATCACCGAATAAAAAATGAGTATGAAAGTTGGGGGATAAACGCCCATACTCCTAGTTACTTAACAGTAAAAGAATTAGAAGATGTCTTATCTTCTGTAAATGCTGGTATAATTGTCTGTGAGGCGGACCATGTAGAAGCCTTAAATTCAGTTAGATTAATAATTGAAGAATGGATAGAAAAGCTAAAGAGTTACAAAGGATCTGATCATAGGGTGGTATTTTGGTTTGACAACTAAAAATGAATGGCGTGTAGAAGATTATTGGGCAGGCATTTGGTGGCTTTTTGGTACATTTAAAACTAAAAGACTAGCTGAAAAAGCTATCCATGAAGACCAATTCTATCGTTCTCATACATTGATGGGACATCCAAAAGTTTATAAACTTATCTCACCAAAGGAGGAAGTAACTTTGCATGGCAATACAACTTTATTACCTAGCAATGAACTGGAGATCCTTCTAAAGAAGGGTTTATTTTAATAGAAGAGGAGAGTATATTATGCCTACTGTGAAAAAGAAAGATGGGTGGTATTGGGGATCGAAAGGTCCATTCAAAACTAAAGAAAAGGCAAACCAAGTAGCAAAAGCTGCTTATGCCAGTGGTTATAAAGGCAAGAAAAAGAAAAAATAGTAGTAAGCGACTGTGGTGGAATTGGTATACACAAGAGACTTAAAATCTCTCGGCTTAACAGCTATGAGGGTTCAAGTCCCTCCAGTCGCACCATATTCTCCTTGGTTAGGGGATAGAAGCAAGGTTTCATAGTAG